TATTGATGTGGGCTTCATTGTGAGGCATGACTTCAATATAGTAGTCATCTTCAAAGCGTTCCTTAAACCAAGATATATATTTCTTAGCAAGAGCAAACTCTTCTTCTTCAAGTGCTTTAACTAAAACGCTACTTGGGCAAGCAGAAGAAACAATAATTCCTTCTTTATATTTTTCTAATATTTCAAAATCAAATCGTGGCTTCTTAAAAAAACCATCTGTCCAAGATAGTTCGCTAATCTTGTTTAGGTTCTCCAAACCAATTTGATTCTTGGCTAGAAGGATAATGTGATTGTAGACAAGATCTTGTTGACCTTCTCTTTCAGACTTATCTCTTGTATCAGATATGTCTGCACACATGTATCCTTCTAGACCTAGAATTGGCTTAATGCCCTTTGCTTTTGCAATACGGTGCAGTTCCCTATGCCCAGATAAAGTACCGTGGTCAGTGATGGCTATTGCAGGCATCCCTAACTCAACTGCACGGTTCACGTATTCTTCTGGAGTAGCAATCCCATCAAATAAACTAAAATGGGTGTGGACATGTAAGCCTACGTAGTTCATATTACCAATCTGCGTTGGTAGATGAAGTTACAGATGGGCCATCAAAGCCCAAATAGTATGCTTCTTGCTCGGCATAAGGAATCTTCTTAAGTGCTGACTCAAGAGGATAAGGCTCAATGTCCTTCCAATCAAATGGTTCCTTGTCTGGTGCTGATGGAATAAGTGTGTAATTAGTTTCAGTTCCCTGACCATTACGCTTTAACTTCCACATTACGTTTGAGATGCTACCTGTTTCAAGTGCATACTCACGAATTGTATTAAATGATGACTGCTTGCTGATACCCATTGACCAGATAGCAACGTATGGTGCTTCGATTCCATCGTCAACTAGTACGTTGCAATAAAAGCGAAGACGGCCACGCCATCCTGCCTTTGGATCCTTGCGGTGCATTTCTTCTGCCCAGTCACGGCCTTCTGATTCCATTGTATCTACAGCCTTGCGCTTGTAGTCCTTTGGATTTACGTGCTCCTTAACAACAAGTGCTAGTCCACGCTTTTCGTTATAGTTTGCAGAGTCTTCATCGAGTTCTTCAATGAAACGGATCTTTACTGATTGACCGTCTGCAAGTTTTAGCCACTTTACCTTTGGCCCGTCGTTTTCATACTTTGGCTTGTCGAGCAGGGCATTGATGTTCTTGAGTCCCTTTACTACGCTCATATTATTCTCCTTTGGTTGTTATATTAGTTTAGCATAAGTGATATAGATTTGTCAAACTGGAACTCTAGGTTTCTAAGTTCTTCGTCTGGCATGTCTCCAATATCTTTATACTGAGTGTTTAGTTTAATAACGGAAACACGACTAGAAAGTTTTTCAACTATTCTATCTTTCATGTTTCCTCCCGCTTCATCATTATCAGCAACAACAATTATGTTATTGAAATACTTCTGAAGCAATTCTATTTGTGTGCTTGACACATTAGCGCCAAGGGTTGCTACTGCTGGCAATCCAACCTGATCTAGCCTAATGGCATCAAAGGAAGATTCTACTACATATACTCTATCAGATTTTTTAACTCTGTGCAAGTTAAAAAGTGTTTTGCTTTTTGGAAGTCCTGGAGTATTCTTAAAATCTTTTCCCTCAATAGATCTACCAACAAATCCTAAAGGAATTCCATCTGGGCTATGAACTGGAACAGTAACCATATCTTGCTTTTCTGAATACCCTAATGAGAATTTTATGCAAGAAGACTTTTCAATTTTTCTATATGTGAAATAGTTTCTTGCTCTTTCTGAGGCGACAAGATTGTTGTGTAGTCTTTTAATAATAAGTTCATCAAAAGTTTTATAGGTTTCTTCTTTCACAAGAACCTTATCAATTTCTGTAGTCAGATTAGTTAATTTTTCTTTGCTTTTTATAAACCTTGCAGACTCAAAGTATGTTCTACCAGATGTATGCATAACTAGTTCTATCAAGTCTGCAGATTTTTGACAAGAAAAACAGAAAAACATTCCGCTATCTTTTTGAACTTCTCCTGCTGGGGTTCTGTGATTATTGTGAAATGGACAAAAGATCATGAAGTCTGCATCAAGTTCAGACTCTACTGTTATACCCGATCCTGTAAGGACTCGCTTGACTTGTTCTGCGGAATAAAGATTGGATTGGTTCCGTCTATTCCTGCTATCCATTCGCTTTTCCTCTTCCCTGCGTAGACTGCCTGTATCGATAATTCAAATTCAAAAAAGTTCTTTATATCATTATACCTTATAGTGAAATCTGGGTCAAGATCAAGTCTTGGCACATATCCACTTAGTTTCATTTCTGATACTAAAAGTCTTATATATTCTATTTTTAGTCTGCCAATCATGGAGTCGTCATGAATAACCCCATCAAGATAAAACCTTTTTATAGGCTTATGATGATAGAAGGTTGGTGGCAAGTACTCCTTGTTTTCTGACATACCACATTATAACTACTTATCTTCAAAGTCTTTATATCTATAGTATCCCTTGTCAAAGTCGCACTGGACCAAAAAGTCTCCCATAAACCCATTACGGTTCTTTCTAAATGCACACTCAATGATGTCACTATTTGTTCCACGGCCCAAAGCAAGAACCCAATCAGCATCATAAGCAATCTGTCTAGACCAGGCTGTTTGACCCAGTGTAGGCACTGTAGACAGGTCGTTAACATCATCTGGTGTAGCAGATGAGATAGCAATGATAGGAACCTCTTCACCAATAGCCATTAGTTTAAGTTCTCTTGAAAGGTTCTTCATTCGTACCGTTTCATTATCTGACTTCTGATTAGGAGCCATCAGTTGTAAATAGTCAACAATTACAAAGTCAGGCTTGTACTGATCAATCTTTCCACGAAGAACTGAAGGGTTGATCTCTCCGCCTTGATCGTTTGATATGATATGAAACTCTGGCTTGCCTGCAAGATTCTTTGCATGCCAATCCTTTAGCATATCAATCTCAATCTCACCATTACTGATCTTACGATGTGACCAACGTCCTTCACCCATAATTGTAAATACACGATTACGAACTTCGGTCTCAGACATTTCAAGAGAAATTACCATTGGGGACTTTCCCTGCTTCCAAGCCTGCACTGCAAAGTAAAGTGCAAGCCAAGACTTTCCAATTCCTGGATAAGCAAGAAAGACACCCAGTTGTCCTGGCATAATTCCAGATGGTAGATAGTTATCAAACCCTGGCAATCCTGTTTTGATTCCAGACAGGCCAAGTGCCTGCTGCTTCTTTACATTTTCAAAGTATGCAATAGCAGACTCAAGATCTGTAACATCAATATCACGAATTGCAGCAGTGTTCTTTTTTAATTCTGAAGTCTTAGTAATTAATTCGTTAAGTGCACCAGTTCCATTATTGTTTTGAATCTCAGATGCTGCAGATCTAATAATGTCTTTTAGGCTATCTGTTAGATACTCGCCCTGAAGTTCTTCAAGGTGATGCTTTGTCGCACCAACACCTGCTACTGGCTCAAAGTCTCTAAACTTTTCAGTAACCAGTTCTGCTGGAGGAAGGACTGAGTTGTTTTCAAAATATAATCTTACGAAGTTCCAGATATCTCCGTGAGTTCTTAGAAGGTTGTCGACATTTGCCTGAAGTAGGACATGGATCTGTTTGTCTTTTAAGACAGCGGTAAGTAGTTTTGCCTCTGTATTATTCACTTAACCACTCCTTTGCCATTCGTCTACGCTCTGCTCTCTCTTCATCATCTTTAACTTTATCTTTTCTTGCCTGCAATATTTTTTCTGCGTTGTATGCAAAGTAGTTCCAAGAAGGATTCTCTGCAACTGAAAAGTAATACTCAAGTATATCGTAGCATCCTGGCAGTGTGTATGACTCCACAAGGGCATCTGAAGCCCACTGCTCCACATTAAGGTTTAGGGATGGCTTTGATTCGTACCTTGCGGTATGATACTTGCTGTATCTTGAAAGCAAAGCCATGCGGTCTTTGCGTTCTGCCATTATCCTTCAGCAGCCTCCGATTGGGCTTCCAAAATCTTTGCAGTTAGTTTATCTTCAACAAACTTATAGACTCGCTCAAAAGCCTGATCAGTATTTTCTCCATCACGCTTAGAATCTACAACACCAAGATCAAGTCTTAGCGATTGAAAGTTTCCTAGGTTAAGTGTGTATCCAAGTGTTACAGATACCTTTGTTGGTTCATTCGTTACTACATAATTGCTGTCTGACATTTTTATACCCTTCGTTAAATAGACTCGTTCCAAATTGGAACAAATCGTCCATCTTCAGTTCTTCTATAAGTAAGTATACCATCGCCCATTCTGCGTGTCAACTCTTGCTTGCTAGGCGTAATATCATTTGTAATTAACTTATCTTTTCTTGGTCTGCCAATATGGTGTGAAGCAAGTATATCACGAATCTCTCTTACCTGTGATTCAGAGTAGTATGATCGCACTTGAAAACCTCTTGCTCCGCCCTTTTGAGATCCAGTTGGAAATGGAATAACTCCACGCTTCATGAGGTCTGGCATATATTTTTTGTGACGATTAACTAAATCAGCAGTCTGACCTACTGTATATGCTCGTTCTCTTTTATTTTTAAAGTCACCAATCAAACAACTTTCTATTTGATCTTTTGTAATATTATAAACAGACATTATTCCATTTGATCTGTTTAAATGATGAACTCTAACCAGGTCTCCGTTTAGAAACCAAACCTTTTTGTTACCTGTAATTACAGGTGACTCATTGTACTTTTCGCTCTCAATTGTTCCCTTTTTAGTAGCCATCGGCCCTCCTGAGAATTACTAGGTGGATGAAAAAATTTTCTTGATCCACAAAGAATGCAATATAATTCCAGATTGTTTATTTCTGTGTACTGTCTATCTATTAGCATTCTTCCATTACATTTTGTACATTTGATCACGAGTTAGGAATTCCAAGCGCTATAATATTAATGCCCATTGTTATTTCTCCACCCACATTAAACTTAAGTGTGCCTTCTACCTTTGATGTTGTTATGCTATTTATTGTTACTGTTACATCTTTTCCAGCATCGTTCATTGCTTTGTTGTATGCTGTTGCGGTTACTATTGGTGGATATTTAAACTCTTTTTCAAAGTCATGAAACCACGACAGAGAGGTTCCTGCTGTTTGAGTTGATGTAGGAGAGACTAGTTCGTAACCTCCAATAACTGCTGCCTCAGATGTTTTTGCAGTTTGTGGGCCAGCACTTGGTGTGTCAACTACGGTATATCCTTTTTTAGAAGCACCCAACTGAGTATAAAGTTCATTTAGAGACTGAACAATTTGATATAGATAGGTTACATCTAGTGGTTGACCACGCTCTGGTAGAGGTAAAATTGGCATACTACAATTATACCAGACTCATGGGGTTGGGGTTGGCAAATTCCTTATTCCAGAGTCGTAGACTCTAACACTCTTAAAAAGTGTTAAATCAGTTACAAGTGTTCGATTTATTGATGCTATTTGTACTATTACTCTTACATTCTGTGTTCCATTTTTTAAAAACGAGTAATTCTGTGATCCAGATGTTCCAACATATGATGGCACTGCTCCATCAAATCCAGCAAAAACATCATATGTTGTCTGAGTTGATATTTGTCCAGTAGACCAATTTACAAATATAGTATTTCCAACAGCGTTAACGTCTCCTGGTGCAACAAGAACAGCATCTGAATTAGTAATAAATATTTTTGAGTACGCAGACTTTCTGTTTTTATCTTCTGAAACAATTCTAAACCTAACAATTCTAGAGTTTCCTGATGATACCTTGCCTAGCAATTCTTGTTTAATAATAACATTTTTAATTCCTTTATCTGGCTGTGCTTGCATTATGAAACACCTAAAGCAAATCTAAACTCAATATAGTTTGTTGTGTTTGCTGACTTTACAATTGGTCTCGATTCTACATTTTTAATTACAGAGTATCCAGTTAATCCATACAAAGAGTTTGTAGATGTAACGTTTTCCAATCTTACACCATCTAGGCAAACATAAAATAGATCTGAAGGAGATCCAGCCTCTGTGACACATGAATATATTTTTACTACACTAGCCTCTTTCCAATCAAAATTATCTGACTTGTTTAAATCCTTAAGTGTTTTTGTTGCAACAATATATCTGCTTTGAGAAAAATCAAATGAATGATCTGCTGTTCCATCTGTGTATGATTCATTGTCAATATCTACTTCAAACCTTGCATACTCTTGTACAGAGTTTGTTCCAATATAAGAAAACTCTAAAAGTATTTTAACATTGTCTGGGACAGTCTCGGCATTACCTACTGTATTGACAATAGAAAACGCAAATCTTAGTTCATCTAGTGGGCTATTTTTTGTAAGGTTTACTGATGTTTCATTAAGTCTAATATATTTAGATCCAGAGCCAACCTCTATTTCTCCTAGTGAGTTTCTTGTGAGGGTAGAACTGTTTCCAACCATAGCAATAATATTGTTTAAGAATCTACATCTTTCATTTCTGTCTAGCCTTGTTTTATTAGTAAAAATTTTATTATCTGCATTTGTTTGAAACACTGGATACGCTTGACTAATAATATTTGTTTCTACATCATTAACTAGAGCACCTGGTGAAACAAATGGTAAGGTAATGGGGCTTGGTGCAACAAGTGTGAACTTGTTTGATTCTGGAACTGTTTGAATATTTTTATCTAACAAGTTAAAAACTGCTGGGGAAATACCAGATATCGATATTTTAGTTCCAACCGTAAGACCATGGGGCGCATCCGTTGTGTATGTTATGGTTGCTCCTGCTGCAGTTGCATTAATTATATTAACTACACGATCATCTAATGGACCATAGACAATAGGAATTTCTCTGGCTGAAGATCCAACAGGCTGATAAAGCCAGTTGTCTGTGTCTGCAAAGGAAAATATATTTCTACTATCAAAAGATCCAGCAACTGGATTTGATGCAGCAGAGAATACGCCAACCTCTGTTATCTCATATCTTTCTTCTGTTGGTAGTTCTGCTGTTAAGACTATCTTATCAATACCGTTTTCGTTTACGAATCCTCTAGAAATAATCGGTACACGAAACATCTCAAAGTCTAAAGATTTTTTTAATGAGTAGTCTCCTAAGTCCCCATCAGAAGGCACTGGGTTGGGTCCACAGCCCACAGCAATGTGAGAGGCATATGATTGTGTCTGGCCAACAAGATACTTGGCTAAAAGATTCTTACCTATATTAGTTATCATTAATTACTCCCATTGTATATTGTATCACTAAAAACTTCTCCATCTGTGAGAACTTGAACCTCGACCTGCTCATTTTTTTTCATATTGATCAAATTAATAACTAAGTCTCCAGTTATTGGGTCAATATATACGGCCTTACAGTTTGGTGTCTTTATCCACTTAGTCTTATCTCTTTCAATGTAGCCTGGGTTATTTTCTGGTGGGGGTGGTGGAGTTATGTCATATCCTGTTCCACAAACTGGAAGACGATCAAAAATAGATAATGATAAAGACTTAAAATATGAGTCAGAAGATTGTAGTCTTAAAACATTGTTTGGATTGTATTGTAGGTATAAATCTGTTAAGTTTTTAATTGGTGCGTAAATGACCTTTTGCCCATTAACTAAATCGTGTCTAGAGATAGTGGCAAGTTCATAGCCACCTATATCTTCAAACACAAGATCTGTCATGTTGTCAGCCTCCATTTTTTCTTCATCAAAAAGAATTAAGTCTGGAGTTGCAATTTTTACAGAGGTATTGTCTATTTCTATTCTTGGTGTTGGAAGTGCTGCAGTGGCATCTCCTGATCCATAAATTGGGCTTGACATTAGATTACCTCACTTAAAAATACTGTCATATCTGGGCCATCTGAACTTCTTGCAAACTCAATGTTATAAACAACAAATCTACTTTCTGGATTTGAGGCCATACTTATATCATTTTCCTTATAATCTAAACTTACTATATCTCCAAGTTGGATTGTTGGTATTGCAAATATCTTAACACCAAGAGACCTTCTTGGCTTT